GCGAAAACAAGCTGCAAGATGTTAAAGACCTTTGTGAAATTGTAAAGATTCCGCTTATGCCTTGGCAGGAGTTTGTCCTTAAGGATATGCTCACTGTGGACAAGGCAGACAACTGGGTCAGGAAAACCAACCTTATCTTGGTGGCTCGGCAGAATGGCAAGACGCATTTAGCGCGTATGTTGATCCTTGCCCACTTAATCAAGTGGAATACCAATGTCCTTATCATGTCCTCGAACCGATCTATGGCTCTGGACACCTTTCGTCAAATCACTAGCCTATTGGAGACAAATGACCATCTCAAGGGATTCGTTAAACAGATCCGACACGCCAACGGCACAGAGTCTATTGAGATGTTATCTGGAGCAAGGCTTGACGTTGTTGCAGCAACTAGAGACGGCTCTCGCGGTAGATCAGTCAATGGATTGCTCTACATCGATGAAATCCGAGAAATCACAGAAGAAGGATTTAGAGCTGCTACTCCTACAACTAGAGCTCACCCAAACTCTCAAACGCTTCTTACCTCTAATGCAGGAGACGCATTCTCAACTGTGCTCAATGACTTACGAGAACGAGCAATCGACTATCCACCAAAATCTTTTGGATTCTATGAGTATTCTGCGCCACAATACTGCAAGATAAACGATAGACAGGCATGGGCTTTGGCTAACCCTTCTCTGGGGTACACAATTACTGAAGAAGCCATTGAAGAAGCGATAGCAACAAGTCCGATTGAGAATACGCGCACAGAAACTCTATGCCAATGGATTGACAGCCTTTCATCACCCTGGCCTCATGGCGTATTAGAGGACACATCCGATAGCACACTAGAAATGGCTGTTGGGGCTTATACTGTATTCGGTTTCGATGTCAGTCCGTCAAGGCGCAATGGATCACTAACCGCAGGACAATTACTGCCAGATGGACGGATTGGCATCGGGATCTTAGAGACTTATAGCTCTCAGGTTGCTATAGATGAGTTAAAGATGGCAGCTAGTATAAAAGCATGGTGCGACATATATAAGCCTCGCCTAGTGTGCTTTGACAAATACGCCACACAAACTATTGCCGACAGATTATCCAATGCGGGAGTTATGGTCGAGGATGTCTCAGGGCAACAGTTTTACAAAGCCTGTGGTGATCTACTAGAAGGCTTGGTCAATCACCGCGTAGTCCACAATGGGCAAGCAGAACTGATCCAACAGATGAATAACTGTGCAGCTAAAGTCAATGACAGCGCGTGGCGCATAATTAAGCGCAAGTCTGCTGGAGATATTTCAGCACCTATTGGCTTGGCAATGGTTGTTTCTAAGTTAATGATTCCTCAACCTAAGCCACAGATATATACTTAGACACGCCCTAGCATGTTGTCTAATTACTTGACAAATGCTACAATTTCTGTCTATGGGTAAATTATTGCAAGCCTTTGGGCTAGAGCCTAAAACACAATTACAAGCTCAAGCAGCACCTCAAGTGCTTGGTGAGTATTCACCTTATGCAATGCCTTTCCAGTATGCCTATGTAAGCAGAGAAGATGCTCTTAGCGTTCCTGCATTACAAAGATGCCGCAACCTTTTGGCGGGAACTATCGGAGCAATCCCTTTAGAGCTTTACAAAAAATCTACTAATGAAGAACTTGGCTCACCTGCATGGTTAGAGCAACCTACTTACTCACAGCCACGATCTGTCACCATTGCCTATACAGTTGAATCATTACTCCTATATTCGCAGGCTTTTTGGAAAGTGGTAGAGGTCTATCAGGAAGATGGACGTCCTTCTCGTTTTGAGTGGATTGCAAACAACCGCGTTACTATCACACTAGATAGCACTAACACTTATGTAAAATCTTATGCAGTTGATGGAATGACTTTACCGATGGATGGACTTGGATCTTTAGTTACTTTCCAGTCACTGCTTCCTGGCATTCTAAACACAGGCGTACAAACAATTCGCGCAGCTATTGACGTTCAAAAGGCAGCAACGATTGCAGCATCTACTCCAATGGCTACTGGTTATATTAAGAATACTGGTGCTGATCTAGATCCTAAAGAAGTATCTGGCTTACTAGCTGCATGGCGCACTGCTCGCAATAATCGCAGCACTGCTTACTTAACATCTACTCTTGAATATAACCCAGTGTCATTCTCTCCTAAAGACATGATGTATAGCGAGGCAATCCAGAATCTTGCTACTGAGATTGCTCGTCTTTGCAATGTACCTGCTTACTATGTATCTGCCGAGATGAATAACTCAATGACTTATGCAAATGTTCAAGATGAACGTAAGCAATTCTTATCACTATCTTTGCAACCATTTATTTCAGCAATTGAAGATCGCCTATCTATGGATGATATTACTGCTCGTGGCAATGTAGTGAAGTTTGATATTGACAAAAACTTCTTGCGTACTGATCCACTTCAAGAACTAGCAGTAATCGAAAAATTACTTAGCCTTAACCTAATCACTCAAGAGCAGGCTATGGAAATGACTGATCTAACACCTAACGGAAGTCAAGGTATGGAATGAACCAAGTAATTACCTTCTCAGCTGATCTGACAGCAGACTCAGCAAGTCGCACAGTATCAGGCAAGATTGTGCCTCTTAATGTTGAAGCAGGATCGACAAACATGGGCAAGGTTATCTTTGCTTCAGGTTCAATCGACATTGCAGATGTTAAAGCAATCAAGCTGCTAAGTCAGCATGACACTAAGAAGCCTCTAGGACGCATGGTTTCATTCAGCGAGTCAGAAGATGCTATTAACGCAGTGTTCTCTATCAGTCGCTCACAGCGCGGTACAGAGGCTTTAATCCTTGCTGAAGAAGGATTGCAAAGCGGTTTGTCAATCGGGGCTGAAGTCCTTAAGTCAAAGATCAAGGACGGCGTAACTTATGTATCCGCTGCTCGCTTGGTCGAAGTAAGTTTAGTAACAGAGCCAGCATTCAAGTCTGCTCAAGTTACTGATATTGCAGCGGAAGAATCCGATGTAGAAGAAACAATCCAACCAACAGAAAGCGAGACAGCCATCGTGGAAAACACCACTCCAGCAGTCGAAGCAACACCAGTTGAAGCACCAGCGGTTGAAGCTGCTCGCCCAACTGTTACAGCAATGTCATATACAAAGCCACGCATTGAATTAACAGCGGCTAAGTATGCAGAAAACACAATCCGCGCAGCACTAGGTGATGAGTCAGCTCGTCAGTACCTACGCGCAGCAGATGACACAACAGATAACGCTGGTCTAGTACCAACACGCCAACTATCTGAAATCATCAACCCACTAGGCACAACAATCCGTCCTTCAATCGACGCAATCTCTCGTGGAGTATTGCCAGATGCAGGTATGACTTTCGAGATCCCAAAGATCACAGTAATGCCAACAGTTGGTGAAGTTGCAGAAGGCGCAGCATTTACAGAGACAGATCAGAACTCAGCGTTCCTATCAGTGTCAGTAAAGAAGTACGCTGGACAACAGACATTCTCTGTTGAACTTCTAGATCGTACATCTCCAGCATTCTTTGATGAGCTAGTTCGCAACATGGCAGCAGCTTACGCAAAGACAACAAACGCAGCAGTAAACGCTGCTCTTATTTCAGGCGCAACAGCAGATGCAACTACAACAGTTACATATCCAACAGCAGCAGAATTGCTAGGAATTGTCGCTCGCGGATCAGCTTCTGTATACGCAGCAACAGCAGGGCTACCAAATCCATTTGCTCGCAACATGGTGGTATCAACAGGACAATGGTCAAACATCATGTCTCTAAACGATTCAGGACGTCCAATCTACACAGCTTCACAGCCAATGAACGCTGGCGGAGCAGTAGCACCAACATCATTGACAGGTAACGTTGCAGGACTCAACCTATACGTTGATCCAACAAACGCTGGCGATGGCGATGGCACAATCCTTATCGTGAACCCAGATGCATACACATGGTACGAGTCACCAACATACCGCCTACGCGCTGAATCAACAGCAGCAGGACAGGTAACAATCGGCTACTACGGCTTTGGAGCAATCGCTACTAAGGTCGGCGCAGGCGCATTCAAGAACAACAAGGCGTAAG